AAGTTCGCCTCCGGTCCCTTGCTCATCTGTTACATCCTCCGCTGTACCATCAATCACAAAAGCTTGAGGGTATTGTTTTTGTAGGGAGGCTAGTCGAGCAGTGATTTCATCTCTTGATAGTTGGTCAATCGTGTTGATTGTTTCTCGTCTATCAATGGTCAATCCACCGAGTGCAGATCTTATCTTCTCGGCATTGATAGCGGCTGAAAAATGCCCTGCATCCTCGGCCCCAAGAGACAGCTTATATAATCGTTCAAGTTGCCCGATGGTTGTGACACCATATCGTCTTTCTCTTTCCCCCCTCAATTCTTGGATGTACTCAACAACATGTGGGTAGTCTCGACCATTCAATAAAACAGAAGCTTGTTTGTTGGCAAGGTCAGGAGTATACCCTGCCTTCCTTGCACATTCAGTATTCGAATAGATCCCTTCCACGATGTGTCTTGCAAAAGTTCTCTGGCGGTTGGTCAACTGGCGACCATGTTCTTTTTCAATAGATTTTGCTACGCTCGGCATACGTCCCCTCATTTGTATGTTAATCACAACTTAATCCAATAAATAATTTTTATCAATCAGTTCTATATAGCGGTTTTCTTCCCAGAAGTGTACTCACTGTACTCACTTTGTACTCAGGACAGGGCAGTTTGAACCATATATACTTGACTTGAGTACGTTTGAGTACGCTGAGTACACTAAATTTGAATGAAAAAAAAAAAAAAACAAAAAATCTCGCTAGATGTGTCTATAGTGTACTCACTGTCCTCCAAAGAAAAAGCTTGACTATCTATTGCATTGGTATAGATTGGGGATATTCAACAAGTAATACAGAAGGGAACTAATATAATGAAGGTACTTATAGGTTGCGAGACATCTGGTACAGTACGCGATGCATTCTTGAGAATGGGCCATGAAGCGTGGTCCTGTGATATATTACCATCGGATCGTCCTACTAATCGTCACATTCAGGATGACATTCGGAACGTGATGAAGGGTGACTGGGATCTGTTGGCTGTGATGCATCCACCATGCACGAGGTTGTGTAATTCTGGTGTGCGTTGGTTACACAAGGCTCCACCCAATCGAACACTCGCGGACATGTGGCGTGAGTTGGACGAGGGTGCAGAATTATTTTCAAACGTATGGAACGTGGAGCACATACCGATGGTCGCGGTTGAAAATCCTGTGATGCATAAGCATGCGAAGGTTAGGATCAAGAACTACGAGCCGTTTGCTCAGAGCATACAGCCTTGGGAGTTTGCGGAGGCTGATGACAGTGAGGACAATGTAAAGAAGCGCACATGTTTATGGTTGCGTAATTTACCTAAGTTGGTTCGGACTGGGAGTTTGGACGGATCGACGGCACGAGATGAGTGTCACAAGTTACCACCGAGCGCGGACCGTTGGAAGTTGCGTTCTAAATTTTATCAAGGCATCGCGGATGCGATGGCGATACAGTGGGGTGCATTAGCATGATACAAGAATACAAGATAGGATCGAACCGAGGTCGCCCTCGCATTTGGTTGGAGGGCAAGCGGTTGACTGCGTCAGGTATTGGTCGCGGTGATAAGTTCACGACATACAAGGTTGATGGTGGTGTGAACATTGGAATTACTTTTGATGGCAGACGCAAGGTGTCTGGCAAGGGGGATCGTCCGATCATCGACATCGTTGGTTCGGACGTAAAGCACTGGGGTTTTGATATCGGTGACGATGTTGAGGTCACATACAACTACAGGTGGATTTTTATCAGGAGGAAGGATGATGCCTAATCATTGTTATCAACAGGTTCATATTCAGGGACCAAACTTTTTAGTGCGTGAGTTGTGGGATGGATTGACTGGGAACGGTTACAATCCGCAGAACAATGGATGCGCCAAGAACCCACAGTTCTGTCAGTTGGTTGTGCCCATGCCGTTCGAGCAATGGATATCACCGAAGTCCAAGTGGCGTGGATATGATGTCGAGGGTTGGTATGACTGGCGTTGTAACAACTGGGGCACGAAGTGGGATGTCGTCGATGTCGAGATCGAGGAAGAATTGGATCACGAAACCAGAGAAGACAACGGAAGAATTATAGAGGCTGAAACTAGGTCATGGTTCACGTTCCAATGTTGGACGGCATGGGGTCCACCTGTTCCAGTGTGGGATAAGTTACAGAAGATGGGTGTCAAGGTTCATGCTCAGTATCAGGACGAGGGCGGCATGTTCGAGGGCGAGTACATCAACGGATATGATCGTTCGTGGGAACCAGAGTTCGAGGAAGAGGAGGAAGCAACATGTTAGATGCTCAAGGAATAAAATTTTACATGGAACATTTTGGTCAGTTGAGGGGAGCGGAGATCATAGATTTCAACATGGTTCCTGACAGCTATGACAAGCATAACTCGTGGCCTACGTTCACGATGCGGAAGGGCAATGACATATTTAATTTTGTATTGTCTCGAGATGAGGAGGGCAATGGCGGTGGCTTTGCGTTTATCGAAGATGCCTAGAGTTAGAGCGACAGCGGACATGGTTTCATTCTTGGAGTGGGTGGGCGATGTGCCCGATGACATTCCAGAGGATGAGATCTGGTATTGGATCAAGCACAATGTCGATGGTGGAGATTTTTATGAGCCAGACCAGTTGGATGGCGACTGGGTCGTAAGCCCATATGTAGAAATATTGGAGGATGAAGATGATAGTTGACATTCGAAGTCCTGTGTCGGGTTACATTATGATCAACGGCTACACTATTTATGTCGAGGTCAGTGAGGCGACGGACAACAAACCGCACATACGTTACTGGGGAAAGGGAGAAGAAGATGACGGATCGTGAGATGGAAGACATGTTGGATGAGATATTCCGCAAGGTATTTAAGGAGGATTGGTGATGGAAATACATAAAGGATATTATGACTGCGTTCCAGTGCGTTCAGTGGATGACAAACATGGTCCATGCACTGTTTACACAGCATACTGGGATGGTCGAGCAGATTTCACTGTATGTTTGTACGACAAAGATCCGTACTGCATTTTTATTAAGGAGGGAGAAGATGGGTAAAGTAAAAGCATGGGCCATGGACCGAGAGGCGAGGGCCTCTGATCGAGGTGCGGCTGATCGATATTATGGGCGAGGGCCAGAGCCACATATTTGGTTGGATAACCTGGGTGGGAATGTTGTAGCCGAGGTTGATATGACTGTTGAAGAGGTTGATGCGTACTTCGAGGGTTGGTGGAACGAGGAAGACAGAAAGGATTGGGGCTGATGGTTAAGTGGGATTTATCTAAGCTTGAAGAGAAGTTCATGCCCAAGGACATAGGAGATTTTGTCTGGGCTATATCGGGATTGACCGAGGTTATTGGTGAGAGTTTCACGACCTCGAGTGACGAGGGTCGCATCGTGTCATGGTCGGATGGGTCGGATGGATACTTCCTGATGCTTGTTTTGGATGACCATGGCAAGGCTCGTGCGTTGATACATGATCACGAGGACGCGAAAAAAACCTATGCGGCGATAGGATATTGCCGTTATCATAACATTACAATTGAACTTTCATGGGAAGAGGAGACTTAAAATGTTTAAAGAACTATGGGCAAGGATCAGGAGCAAGCAGCAATCGGGCGCGAAGCTTACGCGCAAGGAGCAGATCCTAGCAGAGTTAAGCCGAGACATTGGCACTGCGAAACAACTTGCGGACAGATCGGGCGTGAAGCTTTCGATTGTACGCACGACGTTATCTCAACTGCGTAAGGCAGGGAAGATCAAGGACACTGGAATAGACGCAAAAAAAGAAAGCGTTTGGGAAGTTGTCAAATAAAAACTTGACACGCATATTACTTGCGTGTCATACACAATTTACTTTCAATTAGAAGCCAACAAAAGGAGAGAACCAATGGCAACTAAAAAAACAGAAGCAACAGCTTTAGAAATTCAACCACTTAAAACGGGTAAAGTTACATTACGGATGATTGGGACAACCCCAATGTATTTTAACAGCATGAGTTCAAAAGCCATGCGTGATTTACTTGTGGGAGGCGGCAAGAAGACAGCCGCACAGAAGAAAGAGATCAAGCACAATCCAGAGGAAGAGTTTCGCGACAGCGTCTACAGAAAACCTAAAGACGAAACACTGTTATGTTTCCCTGCACCTGGAGTTAAACAGGCGATGGCGACAGCGGCCTTGGAAACAGACGGCATTACGAAGTCTAGTGTACAACGCCTGATCTTTTTACCAGAAACACACATCCAGATTTGGGGCAAGCCTCAGTTGAAGATTGATGTTGTTCGATCAGCGGACATGAACAAGACACCAGACATGCGGACGAGGGCATACTTGCCACGTTGGTGTGCGGAGGTTGACATAACCTACGTTCAACCGACGCTCAGTGCGTATTCGATTGTGTCTTTGTTAACGAACGCAGGATCGATTGTTGGTATCGGGGACTTCCGTCAGGAAAAAGGTAAAGGTTCGTTTGGTTGTTTCGATGTGGTGACTGAAGACAGCATGGGCGGACACCAAGAACTTTGGGATGAATTGATGCTTGAAGGTCGCGAGGCACAGAAAGAAGCCTTGGACAATCCAGAGTATGCCGATGAACAGACGGCTCAGTTGATGGATTTCATTCAAGAAGAACGAGCACGAAGAGACATCACTCTTATTGCCGCAGAATAAAGATCGGGGCAGCAATGCCCCTTTCATTTGGTCAAGGTTAGTCGGTCATGGTGCGATGTGTTTCGGTATGTTGCGATATGTTTAGGTACGTTATGTCGGGGTCAGTCAGGGCTAGGCGGTCGTGGTTCGGTAGCGTGAGTTCAGGCGGGGCTTGTTGTGTTCGGGCGGTCGAGTCGAGGTCTGTTGAGGTGCGATCTGTTATGTTGAGTTCAGGTTTGTTGAGACGTGGCGGTCGAGTTAGGGCAAGGTGCTGTAGGGAATGGTTGGGCGTGTTGAGTCGGTCCTGGTGAGTTAGTTCGGGTTGGGCGTGGTAGGTCCGGTAAGTTAAGTCGGTCTAGGTTGGGTACGGCGGTGTGTGTCGGGTTGCGTTGGGTCAAGGTTTGTTAAGTCGGTCGTGTTGAGGCGATGCATGATATGTCAGGCTATGGCGAGGTTTGGCGGTCGAGTTGTGGCGTGTAGAGTTCAGGCTTGTTGCGATCTGTTGTGTTTAGAAGAGGTTTGGCGGTCGAGTCGGGGTCGGGTACGGCGCGGTGTGACTTGGTCAGTTAAGGCGGTCAATTAAACAGCTATTATAGGAGGATAAAGTATGGCTGGATTTCCAAAGAAAGAACGTCAAAGAATTATTGACGAATACTTAGCGGCGTCAGGCCGCAATATGTTTATACCAAGGGAGTTTGTGGATTGGTTAAGAGATTATCCTGACCATGAAGCATACGACTGGTTCTATGGTATGGACGATGCGGAAGCTGCACAGCAGCATCGCATTCAGTTGGCTCGTCAGATGGCAAGTGGACTGAGGATCGTGGTTCAAGATTCGGACCCCGAAGATCAGGTGGTTAACATAACCGTGAGGGAATATCCTACGTTTATAAGTCCTGTGAATTTACGCAGGAAGGGCGGAGGCTACGAGCGGTTTGATCCTGATGATGAGGGTTCGCAGCAAGAACTTCGTAGACAAGCGGCGACAGCTTTGGCATCTTGGTTATCAAGATACCGAGGGTGTGCAGAGAACATCGGGATTGATCTAAGTGGGTTTGAAGATGTAGCGCAGACTCTACGTGGTGTCGAAGAGGATGTTGCGTGATGACATTGTGGGTTCCGTATATGGTCGTAAATGATCCAGACTTTGATCCGACTTTTCACAAGAGACTAGAAGATTTTATTTTAAGCAAACCGAGTTTAGAAAGATATCATGCTAATATTAGATTGTTTAGAGAGCGACGTGATGATGAAAAAACAAAGGATGTTGCATGATTGAATACTTTACAGCGATGGTGATTGCGTACACGGTGCAAGATCATGAGATTGAGACGGCTGTTTGGTTTCGAAGTGAGAAGCACTGTGCTTCGGCTATGAATAGTGGGAGTGCGGATGGGATTTATA